TAGGATATTTTAATATTAGACATTGTATGTTTAAATCTGCTAGTTGATTTTTGTCTATTAGTTCTCTAGTTGTAGTAACATTATGCACTCTACCAAATAAACCTTCTAATACTAACTTATGCACCTTACTGTCATCTAACGTGCCAGTTGTACCTATACGATATTTTGCATTTACACAGGCACTCATAATTTTTTGCAATTCTTTAGATTTATATAAATGTGCCTCATCACCTACAACACAATCAAACTTTTCAAAATACTTTTTATCAAAAGTGGCAAGTGATTGCCATGTAGATACAACAATCTTCTTATCTGTATCTATCTCATAACCATAATACTTTCTTTGTACATTTGCTTCAGCGTCATACCCATATGATATAAAGTCTTTGTACATTTGTTCTACTAGTGAAGTAGTTGGCACTATCAATAATACTCTACCATCACTTTCTCTTAACATTCTAATGATACAATAGATGATTAATGACTTACCACTAGCAGTTGGTGATACTAATACAGCACGTTTATTATTGATTGCATGCTGAACCGCCTCCGTTTGATATTGACGTATCTTCAAGTCAGGTATAGATAAACCATCAATATACTTGGAAAAAGTATTGGTAGGATGGTTCCTGGTAGCGTTTAACGCTGCTTCGTGTATGATTGTATGTGCGTTCCTACGACAAAATTCGTTTATATATGGTAGTAACCCATAATAAATTTTACCAGTTGCTTTACTAAACATTCTTATTTTACCGTCCCAACGTCTTGCTCTTACAGACGGCATAAAACTGGCACCTGGTACTTGAAACGTAAAGAAGTCAGATAGAGACTGTAATAGTCCTAAATCTTCACTTGTACACTTAATATAGGATTCGTTATACTTTGTTATTTTTAATTCGCTCATCTAATTCTGCATATGAGATATTAGACATATTAGGTATGTCTTTAAATTTATCAATGGGTTTACCAACATGTATATATTCATGTTGAGGATATTTCTTACATAATTTTTCTGTATGGTCTAACCAGTTTTTAGGTTTGATTGCACTTGCACTTTTACCTACATAACCTTTAGTTCCTTTATATAGATTGTTTACTGTTTCTGTTTCACTATAATAGTCATAACCTATTAGATATATCTTACTATCTTTTTCAGATGCCATCAAAGCAATTAATGTACCTGCATTTGTCTTTTCATAAAACAGTTTACCAAAACCTTGTACTTTATCTTTCTTTTTACACCATGTTATTAGATAACCTTCTTGGTCTTTAGATAGATACAGTTTTAAATCATCTTCATTCCAACCGTTCTTTATTCTATCTTCTCTTAACTTCTTCATTAAGTCTCTATTGTTTGCCCAACAAACAAAAAACTTTTTCTTTTCACCTTGCCATTCGTGTTCATCTAAATGTGTCATCTTAGGGTTTACAATATCTTTACCTATAAACTTATCAACTGTTTCTTTCTCAAATAACTTTTCATACATAGACGCTGGGTTCTTAGTCCATTGTCTTAGATATGTAATATTGTCAAAAGCATAACCACTACGATATATTTCGTGGCATATGTTATAGTCCATTGCAAGTAATATGTCAGGTGTAAAGTCTCTATACAATCCGTTACAACCATATATCTTACCATGTGGTCTTAATGTTTCTAAATTAAAATCTTTTCTGCTTTCGCCATTACCAATACAAAAAATCATATACCACCTTCAGTAAACTTTTTCCAATCTATGGCGTTCTTTATTTGAAAACCACGATTAGATATTTGTTTTAATATATTCTCTAAGTAATTATTAACAACTTGTAGATAATCTACTTTTTGTTTCTGTTTAATAATATCAGTATCAGCATCTATAAAAGTACCAACATCTTGTCTTAATACTTTTAACTCAAAGTTACTTTCTTTATATTCCTCTGGGTCTGCTTTACCTGTATAGAACAACCATTTGTTCTTATACAATACTGAATACTCACTTTTTGCTTTTGTTAACATAAGTGAATATGTTGAGAAGTGTTTTAAATATTTTGCATGTAAGATAGGAGAGTTTAGACTTTCAACGTCTAGTTGGGTATCATCAATCTTCAAATCTTTTTCAGCTTGCGCTTGTAGTTCTTCTAATGTCATAATCTAATCCAAATTTATATTATTATATATTATATCATATTTTTGCCATTTTGGCAAATTTTTTATTAAAATGGTGTACTATATTCGTGGTACTTATAACCAAATGTAACCTGTGCCGTGATGTATTCAACATCTGTTGCATTTTGATTTAACTCTATAGCAGATAATCCTTTAGGGTAACAATCAATAAATGTTATTTCTACTTTTGGTATATTTCTACTTGTTAGTGTTAGTAGTTTTGCGTCTGAAAATATTGCACCATCTGGTGTGGCAGGACCTGATTTACCAGGTTCGCCTTGTACACCTCGACTTTGAGACAATGGCATTCTGTCTTGTCCTGTACTTAATAGTTCCTGAAACTTAGTATCACTATCGACCTGTGCTAACGCTGCCATCCAGTCATGTACTTTTCTATAGTTTTCTAAGTCTTCATCTACTAAAAATGTAATTGTTAAATCACCAAATGTCATATCATTGCCTGGTAATTTAAGTTGTTGTAATCTAGTAGGTTGTACCATTTCTGTTAATGATACATCTGGTATCTGTGCCGCTACTGTATTAAACTCTACAGTAGGTAACTTGACCATTTGAAATTTAAACTTAGTAGGATCTAAGTAGTCTAGTTGAGTACCAAGTCGCTGTCTAGTTGTAAGTGTACTATCAGTCATATTACTATTTATACTATCCCCTAATATCTACATTTGGTTTGGGTATAGGTATAATAATCTTATCTTGGTCTTCATCTACCTCGTCCCATTCTTTTTCTGTCGCTAAGTCTTTTAATTCTTTTTCTTTTGTTGTCAATGCTTCTTTTTCTTTCTGTATCTTTTCTATTTCTTTTTCAAAAAATTGATTTTGTTTATCTTTACTAGGCATTAATAGAAAAGCAACCAACAAGATTGCTAGTGATATTGACGTTATGTAGAAGTATTGTTTTAACATATGTTTATTTATTCCAAAAAAAAAGAGGGGAAAATTAATTCCCCTCTCTTTATAAATTTACACCGCAAAGGTAAATATTACATTAGGTTAGCTACTTTAACCATTCTGTAATAAATGTTTGCTTGGTCAGTACCTGTGTCAGAAGCTTGTGCTGAACTTTCCGCAAATGGGTTTCTGATTAAACCATATCTAGTTTTGAAACCAATTTTTGGTTGGAATGAGTTCTCGCCAACTGCTCTAACCATTTGTAGAGGTACATATGGACAATAGAACATACCAGCGTCATAAGGTGAAGTACCTTTATAACCTACTGTGTAGTATTGTGCCGCTGTGTTGTTTGACGCATAAGGGTCAACATACACTTTGTATCTACCGTTTAGAGTACCAGCAAATGTGTTACCTGTGTCATCAACATTTAAACTGTTGTTTAACGCAGGAGCGTAGTCTAAGATACCAGCCATTTGTAAAGCAGAAGCAACGTCTGAAGAACAGATAAGAATGTTACCTTTTCCTCTTCTTGTTTCTTGTGCGATTACGTTAGCGTCTCTCTCTACTTGGAACATTAATCCTTTGAATTTCTCAACTGACCATCTACCATTAGAGTCCGTATCTAAGTCAAAAGTACCAGATGTAGTTGTGTTTACATTAGCACCTTTTTTTGCTTTTTCGTAAATTGTTCTAACAACTTCTCTATTGATTTCAGCAAGGATCTCAGCAGACAAGATATTTGCTAATTCAGTTTCAGCATCTAAGCCGTGAATTGCTTTAAGGTCTTGTGCAAGTTCCATTGTGTATTCTGCTTTTAACTGTCTAGTTTTAGCAGTTACAGTTGATTTCTCAATTGAGAATGCCATTTCTGCAAATGATGATGAAGCTTCAGCAGTCGCTGTTGCAATACCAGTACCAGCAGTAACGGATGTTGTTGTGTCGTTCATTAAACCAGGATTCAATGATGCTGAGTGTGTACCAGTACCAGAGAAGTCTGAATCCGCTTCGTTAAATAGCGCTTCAGTTCCTGAGTTAGAAGTAAATCTGCTCTTCATTGCGAAGATTAGACCAGTTGGACCAGTCATAGGTTGTACACCACAGATATCGTAAGCGATAAGATTAGGCATTGCTCTTCTTACGAGTGAAATTAAAATAGGGTCCCAGTTAGCAATTGCGCCACCTGTTACGTTTGCAATTTCACCTAAGAAAGCTTTGTCTTCTTTCGCTGCTTTTTCTTGGTTTTCAAGTATAACAGCAGTTACAGCTCTTTTGTACGGGTTGTCGATTTTTGGTAAATCGCCGTGCTCTAGGACTGGTTGCCATTTTTCTTGTAAGTTTTGCGAATTAAACATTTTGTTTATCTCTCCTTAGTTTTTTAATTGTTGTAGATATCTCTACTTTTTCCCCTACTAATTGCAGCCGTATAACGAGACATGCTATCAGACATATCTGTTACTGTGTTACCATCTTCGGTGTTAGATTGTGCGTCAACATTTTCTGTTGAAGCAGGCGCTGATTTAGCATTTCCAAAGTAACTCTCTTTAATAGTAGTTAACTTTTTCTTATACTCGTCTGCACCTTCGTAACTAACATCTTCAATTAATGATTTTAGTTTCTCAACTTCTGTGTCAGCAAGACCAGCAGTTACTTCTTCTAAAATTTCATCTTTTGAAAATTCGTTAATTTGTTTTTTCATTTCCATAGACTTCTCAGTCATTTCATTTACTTTGCCTTTTAGCTCTTCAATTTCTTGTTCTTTAGCGTCTAAGACATCATATTTTTCATCTGGGATATCTATGTAGTGGTCTTCAAATAATTGTTTTAAACCACCAATAAAGTCTTCAGCGATTTCGCCCTTAATACCTTTTTCGATAGCAAGTTCGTTTTCTTTCATCCATTCTTCAACAACGTAGTTTAGATAATTGTCAACTTTGTTTGTTAAGTCTTGTTTGAAAGTTTCTGTCGCTTCAGATAACTCAGCAGAATACTCATCTTCTAATCTTTCAATTTCATTTCTTACTTTTGATTTTACTGCAGCTTCGAAGATAGTTGCCGCTTTGTCTTTAAAAGTTTCAGATAAAGTGTCATCACCAGAAACAAGAGCTTCAACATCTTCTTTTACGTCAATGTCTTTTACTCTTTTTTCCATTTTGTCTTTTTTCTCTTTATCGTTTTTATGCATAGCTTCGTCCATGTCTTTTTCATCTTCGTCATCTTTTTTACCGTTCATAGCAGCCATCATTTTGCCGTATGAAGCAGCGATATCAGATTTTTTCTTTTTAGACATAGCGTCATACATTGCTTGTATCATGCCAGCTTTAGTTTTTGGCATCGCCATTTCTTCTTTTTCTTTATCGTCTTCTTTTTCGTCTTCGTCTTTATGATCCGCTTCAGCAACAACGTCACCGTCTTGCTCAGCGTCTTCTTTTTTCATTTTCTTTTCTTTATCGTCCTCGTCTTCTTCCTTCACCTTTTGCATTGGTTCAGGAGCAGCGGCACCTTTCGTAGGAGCTGACGTATCTTTCTTCGCTTTTTTAGCATGGTCAGTTGAACTTGCGTCAGTTGGAGAAGTAACTGCTTTTCCACCATCTTCATATTCAGCGCCTGCTAATTTTTGCATAGGATCTGCTTTACCAGCAGATGCCTTTGGAGCGTCTGCACCCTTAGGAGCTTCAGTAACGATTGTTTGTTCTTTTTCCATTTAACTCTCCTATAAGTCAAAAATTAATTAATTAATTTGCGTACTACTATTTATTATTTTGCAACTTTTCGCATAAATTTTTCAAAAGCAGCCGTTTGCTTTTCAGCTAACTGGTGTTGTTTAGCACGTTCAATCTCTTGTTGTATCTCAGAAATATCTTGTTCTTTTACAACACCATTGTCCCATACCCACTCTTTGCCTTCCATGACACCTTGTACAAATGCACTTGGAGCAGATGGGTCTGCAACAATGTCAGCAGCAGTTGCTAAGTAAAAGTCTGATTTTACATAGTTAGTACCGCCTTTATTCTCCAAGGAACCCATGCCCCTTGACGAAACTCCTAGTTGTGCGCCTTCGTCTATCAAAGACTTCACAATCTTACCATAAGGTGTATCTGTAACTTTTGCTTCGCCGACATAGTTACCTTTGCCGTCGCCTTCTAATTTAGTTATTAAGTGTGATACCCTCTCTAAGTTTACAGTTGGTCCGTCAGGATGTCCTAACTCACCAAATGCTCTTTTTTTGTCGATAAATTCTTTTCTATATCTGTTAACTTCTTTTTCTAGTATTTCCTGAGGATAGACACGACCATTACGGTTCTTAATATTCGCTTGCATGAATATCCCTTTGATTTTATGAGACTTTTTGCCGTTCTCGTCTGCTTCTGCAACCAACTGAACGTTTGTAAGTTCCTCTGTAATTAGTTTCATATCTTTTCCCTTTAGTCCTATTTATATTATCTTACTTCTAAAATGATGGTATAACTGTCTCCTGACACAAAATTATGTGTTGAGAATAGTATATCACCAGTTGGTGTTCCTGCATTGTTTGCTATCTGTATAGCAGGCGTTTGTAAGTCTATTGTGCCTTGACCAGATAAAAACATAGCAGTTGCGTTAGTAGTTCCTTCAAATAGGATTTCTACGGACCCCTTAGGGTCCGTAGTGTTTACACTATAAATCACTCTAGCAATCTTAGTAGAAGTTGACAAGTGATTTAAACTTGCACTTGTCATCTTCTCTACTAAACTCTCTCCCGTACCATCAGATTTGTTGGTAAACTTCATTACAGTTTTAGAACCTGTAACGTCTGTTATAGTTTGTGATGTAACTGTATCAGCCATTATCTTGTTTGTCCTGAGTTATCGTAACCCTTAGTCTTTTTAACTTCGATTATGAATGTACCTGTTACAGCACTTGCGTTTGTAATTACTATATCACCTGTAACACCAGAACTCTCTGGGTTTGTGATATTTGGTTGTTTGCCGTGATACCCATACTCGCCACTACCATGTAGTGATATAGCATGGTCATCTGTACTAGCATCAAATTCTATTGCAACATCACTAGTTGCTGCTGTTGTGTTCCATTTAATTGCTGATATGTCTAGTGTTGGGTTACTGTCATGTCCTTTCAATGCACTTGCGTCAATAACTTGTACTGCGTCATTTGTTGCATTGTTGATTTCAAACATTACCACATGTCTAGTTCCACTATCAACTAATGTTCTTTTGTTTACTACCGCCATTTCTACTCCTTTTTGTTTATATGGTTATGCCAGTTTCTTTTTTGAAATAGGCTTCGATATCTTTTTGTTGTACTTTATATTTTTTAGTCATGTCTTTCATTACTCTACTAAAATTCATCAATACTTTACCAGGTCTTTTTTCCATCTGAGCATATACGTCATCAACTGCGTCTTTTAATTTAGGCGCTAGTTTTTTGTACGCTGGTGACCTTTTATGGTCTTTTTTTTCAGTCGTCAATTTCCGTAGATTGCTCAGCGTTATCATTTTCTGGTTCCTTCGCCATAATAGTTGACGCAACGTCTTTACGTTTGTCATCTAATTCGTTTCCTACTTTAGCACTTAATGCTGCCTTAACTGCTTTCTCAGCAGATAAGTTATCATCTTTTTCTAAAGCGTCAATCATATCTCTAGTTGGGTTAGAATTGTCCTGTGTCATCATCTTCTCCTTCTGGTGGCGCTTCCGCCTCCTGTTCTTTTTCTATTTTAGATTTTTCATCTTGTATATCAATGTCAGTCATTTTTAAAACGTTCTTCATCGCCCACTCTTTAGAATAAATGTTACCAATCATTTCACTATCTTTTAAGTTACGATATATTTCCATTCTTTCTTTAAACATTTCGCTCTCTTTGATTTCTGCATAATAACCATCATTAACATAGTTGTATCTTATTGTTCTTGCAAGACTATTTTCCCAATCTTCTATTGTTACAATACCTTTTAAGATTAATTGTGTTTTCAATAAATCATGGAATAAATTATTAAATCTTGTTCTTAGTCTATCAACAAACTTACTAAACTTTAATTCGTCTCTATTGATTTCAGTCGCTCTACCCATATTGAAACTACCTTCTGCTTCTAATCTGGATACAGGAACATTTAAAGACTTGTACAGTTTCTTTTGAAAGTATTTGATATCTTCTACTTCACCTAAGTTAGAACCACCTGGTAGTGTAGTAATTTCTGTACCTCTACCACCTTCTCGTCTTGGTAACCAAAAGTCTTCTAACATAGACATGTATTGTCTATCGTCTCTTATCTCACCTG